GCCTTAGTCTTCGCATCTTCAGCCTGTTTAACCTGCATAGCAGCTGCTAAAGACTGTTGTGTCAGCCCTAACCTAGCAGCCTCTTTAGCCATGATCTTGTAGGCTTCTACAGGGTCTGTACCATCCCACTGAGTATTGATAGCAGTCTTCAGCTCCTGCATAGCAGATGCTTCTTTAAGTCTAGGGTCTTCAACACCGAACAATCCAGCAATGTTTCTACCAGCTCGTTGTCCTGCACTGGCAGCTTGATACATCAAACCTTGACCAGGACCCAACTGTGCCTGACGCATTGCTAACTCTTGGTCAGCTTGTTGCTGTTGACGTAATAGATCCTGTGGTGTTGGACCAAACAAACTAGTCATTTGTTCTTGAGCCATTGTGATTCCTTAGATAAACAACCCAATATCTTGATTACCGTATCCCATACCAGTACCAAAACCGATACTGTTAACATTACCAGCAGCGTTAGGATTAGCGAAATAGTTAATACCACTACTTAGTAAGTTACCTAAGTTAGCACCATTCTGTCCTAATACTTGATTAGCTACGTTAGTCCTACCTACAGCAAGAGCATCTAAGGCTTGTTGCTGTGCAGCTAAATTAGATGCTACACCAAGTCTTTGTGTTGTAGCTACCTGTGGTAATCCCTGAGCAAACAAGCTCAATGGTTGTGTAATACTTGCCATTGCTGGTTGTAGATAAGCCTGTGCTTGAGCAGTTCTACCAGCCTGTGCTAACTGACCTAGTTGACCAGACAACTGTGCTTGCTGTAGTGCTTGTTGACTTACCTGCTGTAGTGGTGCAAAGGCTTGCTGTGATTGGCTAAGTAACGTACCACGTTCACCTAAAGCAGCCTGTCTAGATTGTAACTCTCTTTCAAGTTGTTGTCTAGCTATAGCTTGTTCCTGAGCAAGTAACTCAGGTGCTGAGGTAGTGATTGGCCTACCTGTAGCAGGATCAATCGTACTGCTAAGAAGACCAAGCCTACCTTGTGCTCGCATCCTAGCCTCTGTAGCTAGGCGTTGTTGTTCGATACCAGGGGCAGACAATGCTGCTAACTTGTTGTAGTAATCTCTTGATAACTGATCAACATCAGTCATTTCAGCAGCCTGTGCAGACTGTATAGCTGCTCTACCTAGAGGAGCCATTAGCATTTGTGCTACAGGGCTAACATTACTCTCTAGTTGTCCTGTCTGAGGATTAACTTGAGTATTAACTAAGTTAGTGGATACACCATAAGGTGTAAACTGACCAACCATGTTTGAAGCACGTTCAGCGATGTTTCCTAATGCCTGTCCAGCACCTTGACCAACATCACGATATACGTTGAATAGGTTAGTAGATAACGTATTGTATTCTTGTTGACTAATCTTACCTTGTTCACGTAGTTTATCTGCTGCATCCTGCACCATAGCTAGGTTAGCGCCAGATCCAACAAGATTACCTAGTAAGTTACCAGCGGAAGAACCACCTAATGCGTTAGCTACAGTACTTGCTGCTGTACTAAGAACAGAGGAAGGGATATTACTTAGTAAACCACCAGCTGCTGCTGGCAGTACACTACCTAAACCTAAACCAGCTCCTAAAGCACCTAAATTAGATCCAACAGCTCCTGCCTGAGCTGCTGTAGAAGCTAGTGGGGCCATTCCTTCACCAAGAGCTATAGCTAAATCAGCCCCTGTTAATGCACCAGCCGCTGCTGGTAAACCTGAAGCAGTTGCAGCAAGTGACGCAGGTGCAGCAGTGCTTGCTAATGTCCCAGCAACCTCTGGAATAGTTGCACCACCGGCAGCGGCAGCAGCTTCAGCACCACCAAACAAAGAACTAATTTCAGGAAGACTACTTAGTCCAATAGCACCACCAACAATTCCTAATGCTTGTAGCCATCCTTTACCTTCAGAAGTATTAGGATCAGCAAGCCTTGTTGTTGTAGGTGTACCATAAGCATCGTAACGCTGTACAACGATCTTATTCCCCTGTCGTCCGATAGCTTTCTCAACGGTGATATCTTCACCTTTATCTAACTGACGGATATTACCTTCAGTACCAAAGTTTCGTTGTACACCCCCTGTTAACAAAGTACCCATAGGTACACCAGCATCTAAGAAATACTGATGAACTTGACCTACAGGAAGACCTGTCACAGAGGCTAAGTCATCTGCTGTAGCACCGTACTGCTGTGCAGCTTTTCTGATAACTTCAGGGTTGTTTAAGTTCCCTACAATGAAGTCTATGACTCCTTGCTTTTCTGTAGGGCTTAAATTAAATGTGGTAGCCATTAGTGATTCCTATCAAAAATGATCATACTGTTCTTCCAGTTTTGAAGAATACATCCATCTGTTGTATGGACAGTACATCAGCATCTACGTTAGCTTCGATACCTACTTGAAACACTCTACCATCGTTGCTAAGTTGTGCTTTAAGTATGTTGATTGCTTTGGTTGTACTGAAGTATTCAGCAATGTTAAACTCAGACACATTATACTCTGATTGCGGTGTACTTGGAATAGAGTTCATCTCTACACTTTGGAAGTTAGTTGTGTAGTCTGTACCCCATTTAAGAAACAATGTAGTCTGCGAACCACCAATAACAATGATGGATAACTTCTTAAGTATCTTCAGTATTGATGCGTTACCAGCATCTAAGTGAGAGGTATAGTACAAGAACCTAATCGTTGTACCATTGTCAGAGTAACTAGCAGCATATTCACCAATGTAACCAGCTCTACTGATGTATAACTTTCTATCTCTTGTAGACAGTAAAGCCTTTGGTGCTAGTGTCCACGTAGTTACTTTACAGGAACCATCCTGTAGACGTTGCTTGAGATCTAAGCAGTAGGAAAGTTCTCTAGTTGGTAAACTAAGTAGATAGAATCCAGACTTCTCATAGAATACTGATTTGATGTTCTCGTTGTCTTCGTTGATAGCGATGTCACTGATTAGATCATCCCTAACATTCTTTGATACATCAAACAAAGGTGCTGACTTCTCTTGAATTGTTCTACCGAGGCTACGAACCCCTGTATCACTAAGGAAGAAAATATCTGTTCCGACATCCTGAATGGAGTCTCTAGCAATGCATCCAACACCATCAATAACCTCTACTAAGGTAAGATTAGAAGCTGGATCTAATGCAGCTCCACTATAGATGATCAGAGACTTCTTACAGAATATGATTAGGAAACCATTAAAGGCTGCTAGGCCAACGATTGAGTCAGTGCCGTTAGTGAATACATTCTCAATGTCTAAAGAGCCTGAAGTGCCTCCATTCCACTTATAACCGATCAACGTATCAGACCACCATACCGTAGTCTTGTTCGTTGACGTATCTGCTACCCATAAACGACCATAAGCAGCTAAGACTTCATTAGCTAACTGTACAGTACCTGAATAGCTAGGATGTGCGGACACTAAAGTCCATGTGTTACCTGTATGATCATAGATCAGTGGATTATGAGCACGTTGGAAGAAGTATGTATGGTCATTGAAGTTAACTGCTTTCCAGTTCTGTGCTGTCCATGTAGCAGAACCATCATAGACCTGAGTCAGTGTTGTTGTACCTGTGTAGATACGATTATTACCAATAGATACAATCTGTGTTGTACCGTCTTGTTTAACTACTTCATGGAGTAGCGTAGGTTCTGTGCTGTTGTATCCTGCTGATGTATTGACGTTATCCCAACCACCACGACAAGCAATACGACCAAACTGATCAATAACAGCATTCTCTGCTTTCAGTGCAAAGTCTTTAGTAATAGCTACTGAAGAGTCTTGTGTATTAAGACCAGCAAAGCCAGGAGCTACGATACTAACTGACCGTAACTCAGCAGCCATTATACCCACTCCCAGGTTGTTTCATCACCGTATCGCTCTGCTTCTATAGAGATATAGGATGCTACTGCTTTACGATACAAATCAGCTTGTTGTTCGCTTAGACGACCACCATCTTCACCACGTTCATTGATAGCACGTAGTAAAGCACCTTGAATCACTAACTCTGAAGGGACATACAACACATCAGTGCTAGCGGACAAATCAGCCTGTGGTACAACACAGTCTACTTTAACAGTCAATGCTGACGATGGGATAGGCCATAGATCAAGAGTAATAACACCAGTAGATGATGTGCTGTTACCAATAGAAAAATACTGAGGATCTCCATTCACTGATCCTTGAAGGTTGTTCCACTCATGCATCTGATTCTGTGTAGCTTGCTGAAGATCTCTCTTCAGTGATGGTATGTAAACTACTAATAACCTAGACCTAGGATTAGTACCAGGGATCTCATAGTTCTGTGTACCATTGACAGTAGTGATTGTCTTAGTGGTACGAAGTACAGACCAGTTCCATGCATCTTCAACTTCACGTTTAGCTTCGTTAACAAAGTCACCAACTAACTTAACATAAGCTGTGTCAGTAACAGAGGCTGCTTCAGTCTCACGAAGCCTACGTAGTACACCATTAACACAATCTAAGAATGTAGCCATTTAGATCACCATTTAATTTTATCAGCCCAGAAGGCCGCTGACATCTTCCCTTTAGCAATATTCTTTGCGTGGCGAGCTTTAAAGGCTTTATTCCTAGCAGATCCTTCAGGAGAACCTTTAACACCTTGTTGACCAAAACGAATCGTTTTAACTTGATCACCGTCCTTTGCTACAACAATGTGAGATTTCGTAGGATGTCCTGGTGTTCTTTTAGGTTGATTATATCCAGAGACTCCTGCTCTTTCCAGCCTTGAATCTTTCTTCATTTCTTCTTCTTAGGCTTTGACATACCAGCCTCTGATAAAGCGATAGCAACTGCTTGCTTACGAGACTTAACTACAGGACCACCTTTACCGCTATGAAGAGTACCTTCTTTGTACTCCTTCATAACTTTACGTACTTTAGCGGGTTTAGGTTTCATGACGGATAACCCATCTTACGTTCTTTAGCCTTCATAGCCTTAGATTCTTTCTTCTCATGCATCTTCTTAGCCTTCTTTGATGCATACTCTTCCGCTTCTTTCTTTCCTTTGGCGGTGTAAGGAAACTTCTTATTCGCTACCATCGGCATTTTTCTTTCTCCTTCCTAGCATACATTGAACGGTATCTGTTTCGAATATCCTAATTGCAGTCCATACAATCGTTAGCACTGCTGCAATGGCTGGTAATAGCTCTGCTAACGTACCCACCACTGTTAGGATTGATACAGCATCTCCTAATTGCTTGACTTGCTCATCAGCTTGGAGTGCCATGACTATTCACTTAAGGCTGCAATCTGTTGCTGTAGTTGTTGAAGCTGCGCTAACAAATCCTCTTTCGTTGGTGTTGTGGGTGTTATTGGTGTGATTACTGGTTCTACGAACATACCATCTACATAGCTCCATCCTGGTCCTGCTTGCGGACAATCAATCCATCCATTCTGTTCAGCAAGTTCAGCATCAGCAATAACAACATTAACAACAACATTGTTTTCTATGATTGCGAATCGGTTGTTCATTTTGATCACCATGCATAAACACGACAAAGACCATTACCACCTGTACCGCCTGCGCTAATATTACCCCCACCTGCACCAACAGCTCCGCTTCCTCCTCCCCCACCAGCAATTCCTGCGTTTCCTCCTGCCCCTGAAGGACCAGTATACGTACCAGCTCCACCACCACCTCCAAAGAAACGTGTAGATGTGCTAGAACCAGCTGAAGCACCGCCCCCAGATAAACCTGTTTGTGATCCACCAGCACCGCCTGATCTGGTTGTTGAATCAGAGTTTCTTACACTACCTCCTCCTCCTCCTCCAGCTCCTCCTTGATAAGAAGATCCACCAGCTTGACCAACACCAGCACCACCGCCACCTGCGTTTTCAGCACCTCCTCCAGCAGCTCCACCGAACCCACTACTTCTTTGTGATCCTGATGAACTATTAACAGCACCGCCAAATTGACCAGAATACGATGTACCCGAAACAATAATATCTGGAATAGCCCCAGAACCTAATACACCACCTCCGGAACCACCCTGACGAAATGAATTAGATTGACCAGCAGCTCCTCCAGAACCACCGTAACTAATTAATAAAGACCCAAACGAAGTATTTCCTCCAGATGCTCCAAAATTACCGTTTGTATCTCCAGTTCCTGTATTAGCA